GACGCGGTCGCTCACTGCTTGAGGCCCCTCCAACCCCGCTCCATCCGCTCCCGCCGCTCACAAGGTCGCAGGCCTTACGAGCCCTCCGTGCAACGGGACGGGGGGAGGATTGCACAGGCCCGGGGTGAGGCGGGAAGAACGGTCCGGGCAACGGGAGGGGTGTTGGAAAGGCGAGGGAATTTCGGCTCTGGTTTCATAACCGAGCGCATCGGTGAAGCGCGACAAAAGCGTTCGGAGTCCGGGACAGGACCGTTCGGAGCAACCGACCTCGGTAGCGGGCCGTTAGCTGGGGGCCTTTAGCGCCCCGTGTAATGCGGCGTTGAACGGTCGCTAATCGGTCCCTAAGGCCCCCCCTCGAAAGGGGGATCAGTATTTGATGCACCACAGCAGCGGGACGTTCTTCGGCCGGGTCTCCAGGCCGCCCGTTGGCTGGGTGTTGTAGCCCGTCAGGGTCTCGCTGAAGCCCGTGTTGCCGGTCACCGTCCGGCCGGCGGCGCCCTCTGAATCCGAGGCCGGCGGATTGACCGTGTGGGCATGGCTCTTGAAGGCGTCGGCCTGCGGGCCGTCCCCGGCCTCGCGTGGGCCGTCCGGATCGATGCTGTTGTCGGACGAGGCCGCCCGCTCGAAATAACCCTCATAGTTGGGCATGACGAAATGGGCGCCGGTCGATCCGGCGATGTCCCGGCCCTCGGCGATATAGTGGGCCACCAGGGCGGGATAGGCGGCGCGCAGGTGCTCGGCCCCATCGGCGGCCAGATAACCCGCCGGCACGGTGGTGCCGTCGAAACTGATCCGGGTGCCCACGGGCACGCCGTTGGTCCGCGCCAGCGCCTTGATCGCCGCCAGCAGCTGCGCCCCGTTGCCCTTGACCAGGGCGATGCCGGCGGCCTCGATCGCCTGACAGATGTTCTCCTGGGTGTCGTTCATGAAGGCGGCGGTCACCCGGGTGGTCGGGGTGGCCACATTCGGATCGTCGTTGAACTGGTTGGCGAGGGCGTCGGGGGTGTCGATGCGGTGCATGGCTCAGGCCTCGGGATAGCTGAAGATGACTTGGGTATGGGCAGGGGCCGCCCGGCGGATCACGCATTCCAGATCCAGCGCGCCGCCCTCGGCCAGACGCTCCCCCACGCGGCTGACCCCGACCCGAAAGGTCGAGAAGTCGGTCTCGGTCAGCACATTGACCCGCCAGACCAGCCGCCAGCGACCGCCGCTGATGTCCAGCAGGGGCGCATAGACGTCGACGGCCGGGTCCTGCTCGATGATCTCGATCTCGAACCCCAGATTGGCGGCCAGGGCGACATAGAAGGCCGGCGTCTGGCCTCCGGCCGTGGCCAGCTTCTGGATCAGGGCCGCGCGCCGCTCAGCGATCGACCCGGTCACCGGCGTGCAGGCGTCCGGCAGGCCCATGACCCGCTCCCAGTCGCCCAGCATCTCCCAGGTGGTCGTCAGATCGACCTCGTTCAGCAACAGCCGGGCCCGCGCATCCAGTCGCGCGAACTCGGCCGCCAGACCCGCCAGCAGCTGGGTCAGCAGGGCCTCGGGGTCGCGGGTCCAGGCCGGACCCTGGGGCAGCAGCTGCTGCAGCTGACGGGTATAGTCGTCCGTGTCAGCCATCAGGCGCCCCAGGTGATTGTGCCCAGTACCGCCAGCTCGCCCGCGTCATGGTCGATATTGGCGGTCGGACTGGTCAGCACATGGTCGGCCTCGCCCGCCGCGATCGAGATCGCCTCGCGGACCCGGCTGATCAACAGGGTGCCTCCCGGCACCGCGTCGCGGGCCAGAAGATCCTTCAGCTCGGCCTCGACCGAGGCGCGGATCGCCGCCGTGTCCGGCAGCAGGGTGATCGTCAGGTTCAGGGCGACCGGCGTCGGCGCGAACACATCGACCGCCGCCGTCACCGGGCGGCGGGCCTCGATCCAGGCCTCCATGGCCGTCACATCGCCCGCTCCGGGGATCAGGTCCTCGCGCCCGTCCAGGACAAAGGTCAGCCCGACCGTGCCCAGACCGTTCATCAGCGGATAGACCCACGCCCGGGTCACGCCCGGCACCTCTTTGGCCCAGCGCACATAGTCCTGGGCATTGCCCCCGTGCGGCGGACGACGCAGCCGGTCCAGAACCCGCTCCCGCAGCGCCTCCTCGGACTCTGCGTCCGCACCGCCGACCAGGCCGGGGGCCGTCACCGTCATCTCGACCGCAACCCCGGCGATGGGCGAGATCAGCGACACCTTGCTGCCGGTCAGGGCCAGACCCGACGTCCCGGCGGCGACCGCCTCGATCGAGACTGCGGCGACGCCCCCGGCGATCACCGCCTCGGCCGTGGTCACATATTCAATGCCGTCCGCCCGCTGCAGCTCGGTCCCGGTCGGGATGACCGAACCATTGACCCCGGTCGCCGTCACCGTGCCCGTGGCCGCCGTCGCGGCCTTGCGGGTTACCCCCAGAATCGCGGCCCAGCGCCCCAGGGTGTCGGTCGCCGTGTCCGGCAGGGAATTGAGCGCGATGCTGTCCAGATAGCCATACAGGCCATGGGTGGCCCCCGCATGGGTCCGCGCCAGCACGTCCAGGGCGCTGCGGCGCAGGCGGCTGTCGGCCCCCGGCATGCGGGCATCGATGTCGCCCCGGGCGCGCTCCAGCAGGGTGCTCAGGGTCGGGCGGGAAAACGGCATCAGGAAGCGCTCCAGACGAAGTCAAAACGGGTGGTGGTCGCGGCGCCGGGGTGCAGGATGGCCACCTGAATCGCCAGGCCCAGACCCAGCACATCGCCCTGGGCCGCGACGGTGATCTCCAGCGCCCGGGCCACGCCGTCCTCGATCATCCAGGCCAGAGCCTCCTCGACGTGGTCGCGGGCCGCCACCAGCGTCTCGGTCGTCGCCTTGGCCCGCGACAGCAGCCACAGCCGCGACCCGATCCGGTCATTGCCCTCGGCCGCCACATCGCCCCACCAGCCCCGGCGGTTGCCGTCGTCACTGGGCAGGGCATCGTCCAGCCGCGCCCGGCGGTCGGTCATCAGTGAGATCAGCACGGCGGTGCGCAGGCCCTCCTCGGTCATCAGGCCGCCGCCCTCTATGACCAGATCGGCCAGACCGGCCTCGGCCGACCAGATCAGTGCCAGGTCCGTCATGTCGATTTCACCGTCGTCGAGGTGGCCACCACCTTGCCGGCGACGACCGCATCATCATGGCGGGCCACGGCCACGGTCGCGCCTTCGCCACCCAGGCGCAGGTCTTCGCTGGCGAGCACGATCTTCGGCGACGCCAGCGTCATCTCGGTCCCGGCCGACAGGCTGATCTCGGGCGCCTCGATCTCGACCCGCAGGGACGAGGCGATGCGGATGCCCTCGCGGGTCAGATGCACCACCTGGCCCAGATCATCGTGCAGGGCGACCTCGCCTTCTTCCAGCGCCATGCGATAGCGGCGGTCCCCAAGGGCCAGCACCACGCCATTGCCGCGCGACCCGGCGACCGACACGATCAGGCCCTCGGCCCCGGGCAGCGGGCGGCTGGACAGGCCATAGTCCATCATCCGCTCCAGCCCCTCCAGCACCTCGCCCTTCAGGCCTTCGCCCTGGACGCGCTGCACAGGGCCCGCATCGTTCAGCAGGGTCAGGCGGAACCGCCCGACCAGCCGCGCGGCCAGGGCGCGCATCTGTCCCGCACCGATCATGACCGGTCCCCCGGCGGCGGGCTGGAGACGCGGCGGCCGGGCGGGCTGGCGACAGGCTTCAGGCTATAGGCCTCGGGCCGCACCAGGCTCAGCTCGCATCGGCTGCCCTCGGTCGCGCCGCGCCGGAACTTGACGGCCGAGACCAGCAGCTCGGCATGGATGCCCACGGTTGGCGCCCGTACCGGCACGATCCGGTTCGGCCGCCACACGGCCCCGTCCGGCGCGCGCCAGCCGCTGACCAGCACCCGGACCATCTGCGCCTGTCCGGCCCGCACCGAGGCCTCCCACAGCGCCGAGGCGTCCAGACCCGCCGCCGTCGTCTCCTCATCGGCCAGGATCAGCAGAGGCCGATGTCGCTTGACCCCGGGGTCGGTCGCCGAGCCGCCCGGCCGGGCCGCCGCTGACAGGGCCGCCTCGTCCGAGGTGTCGTGGGCCAACAGCCGGTATTCGCTGAACCGGCCGACCACGCTGTTGTCGAACTCGATCTGCTCGATCGTTTCCCCCTCGACCAGGGTAAAGCCCGCCACCTGTTCGGTCGGCCGCATCAGCAGCAGGTTGCCGCCCTTGTCCGTGGTGGCCAGATAGCCGCGCAGGGCCGTCATCCGCACGATGGCGTCCAGAACCGTCTCCCCGGGCTCCAGCGCGAATCGGGCAAAGGGCGCGCCCGGATCACCCTCGATCGTCACCGTGATGCCGAACGGGGCGCACAGCTCGGTGGCGATCTGCAGCAGGGTCCGGTTGGTCCAGAAGCCCGGCGTGTGCAGGGCGGAACAGTCGACCAGGTCACACGTCCGGTCCCGCCCGTTGATCTGGATGGCGTGGCGGTTCGGCGACAGGCTGTACCGGGCCTGATCGATCCAGCCGTCGATGATCGGCTCATCATCGATCAGCAGCTGGGCCGCGTCACCGGCCTCGATCCGCCAGCGCTCGGGCTGACCCGGCCAGCGCTCGGTCAGGCCCAGGGTGAAGGCCCCGCACAGGGCGTCCAGCGGGCGGTCGATCGACACATCGGTCCAGCCGTCAAACTGACGCCCGCCGACCTTCAGCATGACGCGCGCGGACTCAGTCAAGGCGACCTCCGTCCAGCGCCTTCAGCACCGTTCCGGCCAGCACAAATCCGGGGTGGCGGATGCGGTTGCGGGCGGCGATCTCCTGATCCCGGTCGGCATCGCCATAAAGCTCATGGGCGATCACCAGCAGCGGCCGGTCCGTGGTCACCCGATGATCGAACAGGCGGGTCAGCGACCCGCCCCGGGCCGTCACATCGCGCACCATGGCCAGGCGGAGGGTCTGGACGGCGTCATAGGCCGAATCATCCCCCAGATCGGCTGCAGCATCGGCGATCCCGTCCATGGCCTCGGCCAGATCATCGCGAATGGCGGCCGCCTCGTCATAGGCGGTAAAGGTGATGCGGCTGACCGCCCGGGTGGCCTCGGCCGCCGCCGCCTGGCGCAGGAACAGCACCATCCGGTCGCGGTTCGCCCGTTCCCGCTGCCGGGCCGGGGTCAGGCCCAGAACGGCCGTAAGCGTTGAGCCATAGTCCAGCAGGGGCCGCAGCGAGGCCAGCACCGCCCGGGGCGTGCCCGCCAGCCGCGCGGCGTCGCGGGTCAGGTCCAGCAGCTCGGCCGCCATGTCTGCCGGCATGCGGGCCAGCGCCAGGGCCTCGGTCCGAACCCGGTCCGCCCGGCGCAGCCACGCCGCCGTGTCGGCCGAGGCCGCCCGCACCGGCGCCAGCGCCTGATCCAGCGCCTCGGTCACCGCCTCGATCTGGGCCGTCGCACCGTCCAGGACAAAGCCGGGCTGACCCGCGACCGAAAAGCTCTGGCCCAGACCGTCGGCCGCCTGCTGACCGGCGGCGTCGGCGGCGCTGGCCGCCAGGGCCACGGTATCGTCGCCGGCATCCGGCGTGGCGTTGTCGCCCGCCTCGACAAAGTCCAGGCGAAAGCTGGCCTCCCCGCCCCGGCGAATGGTCTCCGACAGGCTGGAGGTGGTGGCCGTCACGATCACCGACCCCAGCCACGGATGCACCAGCGTGCCCGGGCCCTCGGTCTCCAGCGCCCGGATCAGCTCGGCCCGCGACAGGTCATAGTCCGGACCCAGCAGATAGGCGTCCAGGCTGTAACGACGGCCCTGCCGCCCCAGATCCTCGACCCAGGGCATGGCCCTCAGGGCATATTCATGAACATCGGTGCGCCGGCCAAAATCGTGCTGATGGCTGTCGACCAGAAAGCCGACACCCCGAAAGCTGGCCGGACGCAGGCGGTCGCGCCAGCTCATCCGCCCGGCCCCCGTCCACGCACCGGGCCGACCGGCGCAAAGGTCACCCCCGGCGTGTCAGACGATGCGGTCACCCGCGACGGCCGGAATCCATAGTCATAGGTGTGGACATCAACCCGACCGCTGAACTCGGGTCTGGGCGCCGACTGCCCGACCGCCGGCGCCGGGCCTCGCGGCGGCCGGCGACCGTCCCCGCCGTCATCTCCGGGCGCATTGCCGACATTCGACACGGCCCGGATGACGAACCGGGCCCCGCGTAGCACCTGCCGGAACCAGGGCGGCAGGATGTTCCAGACGGCGTCTATGCCCCGTTTGAACACCTCTTTGACCCGAGCCCACATCGACTGGAACCAGCCGACGATGGTGGCCCAGTGCTGGATGATCAGGCCCTGCGGGGTGAAGTTGAGGAACAGATAGCCGAGGAAGCCCAGGGCGCCATCGACGATCTTGACCACGCCGTCCCAAACCCCGGACCACCAGCTGACGATCTTGCCCCAATGCCGGATGATCAGATAGACGGCTACCGCCAGCGCCCCGATCGCGAGAATGACCATGCCGATCGGGTTGGCCCACATGGCTGCGTTCAACCCCATGACGGCGGCGGTGGCACCCCAGACGGCCATCACCACCCGGCCGATCATCAGCACCGCCAGCAGGTCCAGCGCATTGGTCACCCCGCCGACGGTCTCGATCACCGTAAGGCCGATGCGGCCAACATCACCGAGAAAGCTGGCGAACTCGCCCAGCCCCTTGATCACCGCCGGCAGGGCACCGGCGATCTGGTCGAAGATCTCTTTCATCCGCGCGATGACGGCGGGCTTGTTGGCCTGAATCCAGGCCGTCGTGCGTTCGATCAGCGAGGTCAGCTGCGGGATCAGGCCGACCGTGATGCCGATGCCCAGCCCTTTTATCGCTTCCTGAAGGGTGCTGATTGAATCGTTGAAGACCTCGGCCGCCTTGGCCTGGTCCTCGGTCATAACGATGCCAAGGGCCTCCGCATCATCACCGAGCTTTCGGATGGCAGCACCGCCGCCATTCAGCAGGGGGATCAGCTCGCGGCCTGACCGTCCGAACAGCGCCATCGAGACCTGCGTTTTCACGGCGCCGTCGTCCATCGCCTTGATCCGGTCGGCGACCTCCTCAAACAGGTCGCCGGTCGGCTTAAGTTCGCCCTTGGCGTCCCGCACATTGATGCCGAGTCGCTTGAAGGCTTCGGCGGCGGGGCCGGTCCCGTCTGCGGCCTCGACGGTATTCCGATTCAGATAGCCCAGCCCATCTGAAAGCTGCGCTGCTTCGACGTCCGAAAGTTTGGCTGCATACGCGTAGCGCTGCCAGGCCTCGACGCCGACCCCGACCTTCTGAGCCGTCTTGACGGCCGCGTCGCCAAGGTCCGCCGTGCTGCGGATCATGCGGTACAGGCCCGCGCCGACGGCGACACCCACAGCGGCTCCGGCCAGAGCAAGGTTGCGAATATCCCTCAGAAGGCTTCCCGCCGCCCGCTGGGCAATCTGAAACGGCTGGCGCAGGCCCGCGACCGTCCGGCCCAGGCGACGGACGGGTGCCGTCGCCTGGTCCAGCAGGCGGATCACCAGATTAAGCTTCAGATCGGCCATGGATGCGGAGTGCCTGCTTGTGCCAGAACCTCAGTTCGGACTGCGGCATCCGCCCGATTTCGGTTCGCGTGAAACCCGGAAAGGCGACGGCGATCTCCGCCATCTCTTCGGCGGTCAGGGCATGCCCTGAGGACAAAAACGGGCGACGATCATCCCCAGCCGGGTGAAGTCCCAGCCCGTCAGCTTGCGGGCAAAGGCCCGGGGCTGGTCGCACATGACGGCGATCAGGATCTGCGCCGACTCGGCCTCGCCCTTGGCCTTGTCCAGCGCCAGAAGATCGTCACCCAGCGGTTCGCGCACGAACACCTGGGTGATGGTCTCGCTGGATGTCCGCCCCTCGTGATCGACCTTGGTCAGCACCACAGGTTTCCTCAGGGGGTAAGGCACCGGGCCGTCCGGATATCCGCCTTGCGTCGGATCGGCAGCGGGGTCGGCGGCGGGCGGGGCCATGACGATGTCGGGCTTCATCGCCGCATCATCGGCGGGTGTGGCGCTGTCCATCACAGCATCTCCTCGGCGGCTTCACCCTTGAACACCACCTTGGCCTTGCCCTCGCCCTCCGTCAGCTGCACGGGCTCGGCCGAATAGCCGTTCCGCACCACATAGGACTGGCCGGTGTCGCACTCGAACATGATCACCGCATCGGTGATCCGGTTGATCTCGGTGACGCTGTCGCCCTCGCCGAACAGGATGGTCGCTTCGACGGTCGAGGGGACCAGCTCCTCGGTAAACCCGCTGGTCGTATTGGACCCCGGGCGAGGTTCGCGCTTGACGCCGCCCGGGTCGAGGGTCGATCCCCGCTCGGTGTCATAGACCTTGCCGTTGACGCGAATCTTGGCGCGCCCGAATTTCTTCGCCATGGCTTATGTGTCTCCTTACAGCCGGAACTGGACCTGGGCGGCCAGCACCCGGAACTGGTTGATGATGTCGGGCGGGATCAGCGCATTGACGCGGTTGGCGTCGCTTTCGTCGCGCTCGATGATCAGGTCCGACTTGAACTGGTCGATGCCCTCGACCAGGCCCGCCTCTTCCAGATCGCGGAACCAGGCGATCACCTCGGCCCGCAGCACCGAGGGCGTCACGATCGGCTGGCCGGGGGCATAGTTGGTCCCGTCATTCCCCAGCTTGTGGCGCGGGTATTTGGTCGCGATCCGCTGGCGCAGCGACCAGCGCAGATAGCTGAGGGTCAGCAGGGTGTTGAGGTCGTAATAGGCCGGGTCCTCGCCCCCGTTGGCATCGGTCTGATAGGTGGTGATCGGCCGCTCCAGGGCGACCTCGTCATTGCTGGTCGCGACCCAGGTCGAAATGCCGTCGCGCAGCAGCAGCTCGCGCTCGGCCCGGGTGAACCGGTCGGACGGCGTCGGCGCATCGATGCCCGGCAGCACCAGGGTCTGGAACGGACGCGCAGGATCCTCGGCGCCATAGCGCATGACCACGGCGGCATAGACGGCGGCGATCTGCCAGACCGGCTGCAGCGGGGCCTTGAAGCCGATGGTCGTCTCGAACTGGCTGTTCAGCGCGGCACCTTCGGCAGCCAGGCTGCCCTGGGTGCCGACCCGGGCCGAGAACAGCAGACCGTCCAGCGCCCGCTCCGGGCCCCAGCGGCTGGCCAGCTCGGTCAGGATGGCGGTGCGGGTGGCCGCCGACGTCCAGGGCACGATCACCGCATCGAACGGCTCATCGCCCATCTGGGCCAGCGGTGTGGTGATGTCGGGGTCCACATCCCCGCCCGAGGCGGCGACGATGGTGAAGGCCACGCCGGCCGGGGTCACGTCGTCCCGGCCGGGGTTGGCGCGGACGTCGATGGTGTTGCCCTGGGTGCCGTCATTGCGGGCCGTCCAGGTCACCACCCCGGCCACGGCAGCGGCGGTCAGCGGCAGGTCCGGATGGGCGGTGATGGCGGCGGCCAGGGCGGTCGCCAGGGTGCCGACCGTGTCCCCGGCCGAAACGCCAAAGC